AGGGCGCTAGGTAACAAGCGATTTGTCGGCGCTTGTCCTGTATGTCGGAATTGCCAAAGGACCCGATTTGCGGTTATTAGATACCACAGGGCCTAGAACGGCCAGAAAGCGGGTCTGGGCGCGTTTTAGGGGTTGTCCGCTGTCTTCATACCTAGAAGACAAAACACCCACAATTCACGGAATGTTCTGAGAACATAGCAGGCAGCTAGGTCAAAGAGCGAGGGCGGGGCTTTGAGCAGCACAAGCGCAGCCGTTAAGCAGGAAAGCGAAAGCATGGCGTTTCGCTCGCCGCCGCCCGTTGTCAAAAGAGAGAAACATCTCAAAAACCATAAGGTTAGTAGACAAAACCGGGCGAGCTATGCGTTTCGCTATGACATGCTTGTTGATTTGTCTGTGCCCGCAATCCAGACACTCGGCGAGCTGATCCAACCCGAAAAGCCAGACATGGTCCGCTTGCAGGCGGCGAAGGAAATACTGGCGCGCGTCGACGGCACGCCCAGACAGCAGGCGACACTCGAAGTCAAGACAGACATGACGACCCTGCATCTCGACGCGCTGCGCGCCCTCGCCGCGCAAGCGCCTGAAATCATTGACGTTACGCCGGTCGACGATGGCCAGACAGACTAAGCCTAAGCGCCTGTCTGGCGATGACATGCGGGCGCTTATCGAGCGCAGAGCCGCTAAGTCATTGAAAGCATTAGAGGATGGACCTAATACCCTATTAGGTAAGACATCCAAGACAGGAAAACCCAGACAAGACAAGGGGTTAGACACGCCCGCCGAAGCCCCCCGCCCCCGCCAAGGAACCGCAGGGGCGTCTGCTGAGACAATGGTCCGCACGAGCCCGACTGTCCCACAGACCGATTTACCTAGCACCCCCGCCCCCACCCCCGACGCTTTCACGAGCGTCTTCCAAAAATTTTTTCCCACCGAAGACGGCGACAATCCTACCGGGGAGGTAGAGAAATCATGCTCGACTGCGGAGAAAACCACCAAGCCCACTCCGTCCTCGACGACATCGTCGGTGCAGGCGTCGCCCTCGTCTTCGGCGTCTGCGCCATCGTCGGCATCGCCACCTTCTACGTCCTCGCAGCCCTCTTCTTTGGGTTCGTCGCCGTCGTCGACCGCGTCGACAGAGCCCTCCACGTCGCGACCGAGCGTGCAGACAGAGGCCGAGGCGGGCGCGAATAAAGCCCAGACACCCGGCGCGATCCCTGACGACAAGAACCCGTTCATTCAATTTGTCCTCAGATACCGCAATGACCCGGTCGGCCTCGTGCGCAACGTGTTCAAGGCCGACCCCGACGCGTGGCAGGAGAACTTCCTGCGCGCCGTGGCCAAGGGCGAGCGGCGCATCTCGGTTCGTGCAGGCCATGGCGTGGGGAAGTCGACGGCGTGCTCGTGGGCGGTGATTTGGCACCTGATTACGCGCTACCCGCAGAAGACTGTCTGCACGGCCCCCACCGCGCCCCAGCTTTACGACGCGCTGTTTAGTGAAATCAAGTTTTGGGTGAACAGGCTCCCCAAATTTATGCGTGACCTGTTCACGATTACGTCTGATCGCATTGTGCTCACGGCCAGCCCCGAGGCGAGCTTCGTGTCCGCAAGGACGTCGTCGAAAGAAAAGCCCGAAGCTCTACAGGGCGTCCATGCCGAGCACGTTTTGCTCATCGTTGACGAGGCGTCTGGTGTAGAGGAAGCCGTCTACGAGGCCGCAGCGGGTTCGATGTCTGGGCATAGCGCCACGACAATTTTGATCGGGAACCCCACGCGAAGCACGGGACTTTTCTACAAGTCGCATCATGAGCTTTCCCCCGAATGGTTTACGATGCACGTTTCCTGCGTCGGGAGCCCGCGTGTCTCGGAAGACTTCCTGAAACAGATCGCCACGACCTACGGCGAAAACTCCAACGCCTATCGCGTGCGTGTCTTGGGCGAGTTTCCCCTTGCGGACGACAACACGCTTATCCCGAATGAACTCATCGTGTCTGCGATGGATCGCGACGTCGCCCTCGACGAACTCGCCCCCGTGATCTTCGGTCTGGACGTCGCGCGCTATGGCGACGACGCGTCTGTGCTCTGCATCCGACAGGGCAACGTCATCCTTGAGTTTAAGTCGTGGCGCAACCTCGACCTGATGTCTCTCTGTGGAGCGGTCGTCAATGAATTTCAGCAGCACAAGCCCGTGGAGATCAATATTGACAGCATCGGTCTTGGCGCAGGTGTCGCTGATCGTCTGCGGGAGCTTGGTCTACCTGTCCGAGACGTCAATGTCTCAGAAGTTTCCGCCCTTAATCCAACAGCAAACCGCCTGCGTGACGAACTCTGGATCAGCGTCCGAGATTTCCTTGCTCAAAGAGCCTGTCGCCTCCCCAAGCTGGAAATTCTCCGAACTGACCTCGCCGCCCCTCTCTACAACTTTACTTCCAGCGGGAAGCTGCAAGTCGAGAGCAAGGCGGAGATGAAAAAGCGGCTCCGTCGCAGCCCCGATTACGCCGACGCGCTGTGCCTCTGCTTCGCAGGAAACGGCGCGCTTGTCGGGGGGCGGCTGATGCCGTGGCAGTCGGGAAAACCCTTGAAGCGGCGGATTTCGATATGTTAGTGTTGGAAGTGTATCCAGACAAAAAGGACACTAACATGCGGACACTCAAAGAGCGGCTGGAGCGGAAAGTGATGCCCGAGCCGAATAGCGGCTGCTGGCTGTGGCTGGGCGCGGTCAACGTGCAGGGCTACGGAAAGATCAGCCTGCCGGGGAGCAAGAACACCGTGCAGTCGCACCGCGCGGCGTATGAGTTGTTCTGTGGGCCACTCCCGCAGGGCGCGTGGGTGCTGCACAGGTGCGACAACCCGCTTTGCGTAAACCCGGAGCACCTGTTTCTCGGCACGCCGCAAGACAACAGCCGCGACATGGTCGCCAAGGGCAGGCACGACGCGCACCCCCGTCTGTCTGAGAACGCCGTGCGTGAAATTCGCAAGCGCCACGCCGCAGGAGCGCGGCAGACAGACCTTGCTGCGACTTTTGGCGTCAGTCGCAGACAGATCGGCAACATTGTCGAGCGCCGCAACTGGAAAAATGTCGCATAGGAGCAACGCGAATGTCTGGTCTTGTCTCAAACTCTGCAAACCCCAATGGCGTCAATCAGCCGACGTCTTCCAAGAGCAACCCGTCTGCGTCTTATCGCCGGGGGACCGAAGGTCTGACGAAAAACGAACTTGCACATGCTCCCGGCTGGGACGCCGACGAGTATGGCAAGCCCAACTCCGTCAAGGAACAGAAGAACGTCACGCTGAAAGACGGGAAGATCAAAAATTCCGCCTTTTCGCGCGTCAAATACTGAGAGGACAACAATGGCCCGCAAGAAAGCCGAAGCGTCTCCCGACGCCGCCGTCGAGCATATCGAACAGAAGACTGCGGAACTCGTCGCTCTGTGCGAGGCGCTGAAAGAACACAACCCCGGCGCGGCCAGCGCCGCCAACGCCGCGCAGACTTGCTACGCGGAAGCCGCCTCGTGGGCGGTCAAAGCCGCCAACGCTTAAAGGACTACGAACATGCCCCGTCGCCGCAAGACCCGCACGCCAATCGACAACATCGACAATACGTCGCGTTCTGCGTCGGCGGGGACTTTGTTCGCCGCTGCCGACAATGACAAGGGCAACGCGCGCTTCCGCCCTAAATACACCGACGGCGTGCGCAATACCGGCATGGGCGAAAGCCCGGACGGCGCGAACACTTCCTATGTGAATACCGTGCAGGAGCCGGATCACACCGACATTTCAAGCCCCGCGCCAGGAACGCTTGCTCTTAACGAGCAGGAATTTCAAGCGCGCGTCGCGCAGGCGTATTCGCAGGCCGAACTCTACGTCGACACCTACATCGGTCCCGCGCGCGTCGCCGCTGCCGAGTATTACAAGGGCCAGCCGTTCGGCGACGAAGAAGATGGGCGCAGCCAAATCGTCTTGAGCGAAGTGCGCGACACGATCCAGAGCATCCTTCCAAGCCTGCTGCGCATCTTCACGTCGGGCGAGAAAATCGTCGAATATCTGCCCCGTCGCGCCGACAGCATCAAAGCCGCAGAGCAAGCAACGGATGCGGTCAACTTTGTCTTCCAAGACATGAACGCGGGCTTCTCAATCCTGCACTCTGCTTTCAAAGACGCCTTGCTCAAGAAACTCGGCGTCGTGACGTGGTGGGCCGAGAACGAAGACAGGGTCATCGAGAAAATGTTCTCGGGTCTGGCCGAGGAAGACATTCTGCATTTCCAAATGCAGAACCCCGGCGCGGATTTCCTCGACATCGTCCCCGAGCCCGTCGTCGCCCCCTATGCGCAGACCTACAAAGTGCGCGTGCGTCTTGTCGACCAGCAGCGCAAATATCGCGTCCGTTGTCTGCCCCCGGAAAGTTTCATCATTGATCGCCGGGCGCGAGACACAGACAAGTTCTACGATCTTGTCGGTTATCGCGAGATGGTGACTGTCTCTGAGCTTGTGCAGATGGGCTTCGACGAAAACGACGTCCGAGCCCATGGCGCGCCGGGCCAAGACGAAAATTGGTATTGGACCTTCGAAGAAGTCGAAAGAAATCCGGGCTTCGGGTTTCCGGCTTATCCGCCCGACCCGTCCATGGCCCGCGTGAAATACATGAAGCTCTACATGCGGATCGACAAGGATGGTGACGGCGTCGCCGAATTGCGCTGCATCCACGCCATCGGCTCGGGCTGCTATGTCCTCAAGGACGAAGTCGTCGATCATGCGCCTTTCGCGCTGTTCTGCCCCGATCCGGAGCCGCACACGATCTACGGCAACTCCGTCGCCGACGTGACGATGGACCTCCAGAAGATCAAGTCGCACGTCATGCGCGCCATGATGGACAGCCTTGCGCAGACAATCTTCCCGCGCACCGCCGTCGTCGAAGGCCAAGTCAACATGGACGACGTCTTGAACAAGGAAGTCGGCGCAATCATTCGGATGCGGCAGATCGGGGCCGTGCAAGACCTGTCGACGCCCTTTGTCGGCCAGCAGGCCATGCCTGTCTTGGAGTATCTGGATGAAATTAAAGCCCAGAGGACCGGCGTCACCCCGGCATCCCAAGGTCTGGATGCAGATTTGCTCCAGAGCACGACAAAAGCGGCGGTTACGGCTCAAATTTCCGCCGCCCAAGAGCGCATCGAACTGATCGCCCGTGTCTTCGCCGAGACGGGCATGAAGCAGCTTTTCACCGGGCTCTTGAAGCTGATTTGCCGTCACCAAGACAAGCCGCTCTTGGTCAAACTTCGGGGCGAGTGGACCGAAGTCGACCCGACGACGTGGGATGCAGACATGGACTGCACGGTCGGCGTCGCTCTAGGCCGTGGCGACGACGCCCAGCAGATGAATTTCTTGGGCCAGATCGCCCAGAAGCAAGAGATGGTCTTGCAGACCATGGGCCTCTCCAATCCCTTGGTCAAACTCTCGCAGTATCAGCAGACGCTCGCGCAACTCGTGCGTAAGGCGGGCTTCAAGAACGCAGACAGCTTCTTCACGCCGATCACGCCCGAGATGGAACAGCAACTCGCGCAGGCCGAACAGCAGGCGAAAGCCCAGCAAGTCGACCCGAACGTGCTGCTTGCGAAGATCGAACTGGCCAAGGCGCAAAGCGACACGTTCGCCAAGCTCCAGCAGCAGGCGATCAACCGCGCCCAACTGCAACTGACGGAAGACTTGAACCGCGACAAGCTCGACGCGGACGTCATCATCAAGAGCGCCGACCTCATGGGCAAGTATGGCCAGCCGGTCGACGTCGCGGGCATCCTCAAGATGATTAACCGCCCGCGTCCAGACATTGCCGTGCTGACCGAGGCCCTGATGAAGCGCGAGATGGCGACCAACGCCGAAGTCCTCGCGACCATCGGCATCCAAGCCAACCAGCCCGGCCCGCAGGCTGCGCCGAGCGCTCCGAAACCGCCCCAGACAGGGCAGGGGCCGAGCCCGCTCGCGCAGCGCACGAACTCCCCGCTTGCTCAAACGGAAGGTAGAGCATGACAAACTTAGACGAGAACACCCAAGCCATAGTCGACGAGACAGTCCGTCTCGGGACCGAGGCCGAATACATTCTGTCTACGGACGCCTACCGCAAGGCCATGGAGGAACTGGACAAGGGCCTCATGCTGTCTTGGGCCGAGGGCGCGTTCAAGACGCCCGAGGAGCGCGAGGACTGCTTCAACCGCATCCGGGGCGCGCGAATGTTCCGCGACCGAATGAACTCGATGATTGACAACATGAAAGTGGCGAAGGCCCGCGTGGACCGCGCCCAGCAGGCCGAGAAGACCCGCCGCTGACCCACTTGTGTCTTGAATAGGGAAGGACTAACATGACGACCGAAGCATCTGCCGCACCGGCACCGGCCCAGCCGCCCGGAGACACGGTAGAAGACGCTGCCGCCCGGTTTGAGCGCCTTCTGTCCCAAGAGGATACCCAGAAGAAGCGGTCCCGAGGCGAGACACGCGTAACGCCCGAAGTCGAGGCGCAGGCCGAAGACGAGGGCATCGAGGCCGAAGCCGAAGAGACGGCTTCCGAGGCCCCCGAGGCCGAAGAAGACGAGGCCGAAGCCCCGACCGACGCACCCGACGAGGGGGCCGAGGGCGAAGACGAGGCGGAACAGGTCTACACCGTCAAGGTTGACGGCAAGGAGATCGAAGTCCCGCTGACGGAACTGCTCAAGGGCTACTCAAGGACGGCGGATTACACCCGGAAAACCGAAGCTCTGGCCCACGAAAGGCGTGCCTTTCAAGCCGAAGCGGAAAGGGTCCGTGAGCAGTCTGCGATTGTCTCCAACCTCGTTCCTGCGCTCACCGCGCAGTTGCAGGCGAGCCTGCCGCAGCCGCCCGACCCCGCGCTGAGAGACATCGACTATCTCGCTTATTCCCGCATGAAGGAAGACTACGAGATGGCGGTGGGGAAGTTGCAGGCGGCTATGTCCCA